TGGGTTACTCTCTGGCCTAAGTCGGATGTCCCGTGGGACGGCGATGAAGACCAAGAGCCGGATGAGAATGGACTCTACCCCAAGTGGGATGGACCAACCCTCTTCCAGCGTCGAAGCGAAGTTACCCCCTCAACGTGGGCACTCGTATATCAGCAAGAGGATATACAAGAGGACGCCATATTCTCGCCAGCAGTGGTACAGGGAAGCACAAACGGGGCTCGAAGAGTCGGACCTCTAAAGCCCGGAGCTGTGGGACACCCCAAGGCTGCCGAAGGCTATACCATCATTGGTCTGGACCCAGCTATCGCTGGTAAGACTGCACTGGTAGCTATTACCTACAACAGAGCAGATGGAAAGATTTATGTCCTCGACTGTCTTAACATGGCAGATGCGTCTTACCAGAAAATCAACGCAGCCATCAAAGCCTTTACCGAGAAGTATCACCCTCAAGAATTTCGTATTGAAATCAACGCTTTCCAGAAAGCTTTTGAACTCGATGACGAGCTACGACAGTGGCTGGCCGGACGAGGCGTGCGGTTATCCTCACACTTCACTGGCAAGAATAAATGGGATACCAACTTTGGTGTGGCGTCCATGTCTCCTCTGTTTGGAACCCTCCGGGATGACAAGCACTTGGGAAACAACCTAATCGAGCTTCCTTCGACCGAAGGGTCGGAAGGTATGAAAGCTTTAATCCAGCAACTCATTACTTGGCGTCCTGACACTAAGTCTCCTACAGACTGTGTGATGGCTCTCTGGTTCGCTGTGATTCGTGCCCGTGAGTTAATCCAGAACGGAACTCGCGTCACTCCTTACATGAACAACCGATGGGCTACCAGAGCACAGATGGAGTCCCGGGGTTCTATTAATCTCGAAGAAGCCTTTGCCGCTCAGTGGCAAGAACAATACAGTTAGGATAAATCATGGCAGAAAGCGCTTCACTATCACAGCCCGGTACCCTTGGCGGTCAGCACGCTGGTGGTCACTCAGATGTGTTTTCAGATTTTCAAAAGAGCTCAGCTCAAACCTTGTCAACGCCAATGGGCGGAGCACACGGCAAGATTGATTACTCGGTAGACATGAGCCAAGCTCAAAAGGTAACACCGCAGTGGACGGCTCAACAGACAGCAAACCGTAATGCTCGCCTTGCTTCTCAGGCTTCTGAAATAGCCAAAATGCAGGCATCGCGCAAATCTGCTAAGTAATTTAACTTTCAACTATTAAGGACTACTAGATGCTAACCAAGCAACAAGTCATCTCACGTGTGATGGCACTTCGCTATCGCAGCACGTCTCGTGACATGCGTAATGGTGACGTCCAGATGGTACGTCAGGGAAAGATTTCACAGGTCTACCCTAACTTCTTTCCAGATGGTATCGACCAGAACGTCGTTGCAAACTTCATCGATGTAGTCGCACGCGACTTCGCAGAAGTCTTCGCTCCGCTTCCAGCAGTCAACTGCTCAGCGGTCAACCAGACTTCAGACCGCGCTCGTAAGTTCGCGGACACCCGTACACGCATCGCCTCAAACTACTTGGCACATTCTCAGATGGATGTCCAGATGTTCAACGGCGCGGACATGTACATCACATACGGTTTCCTCCCGTTCATTATTGAACTGGATGAAGAGGCAAAGCTACCACGCATCCGACTAGAAAAGCCAGTAGGGGCATATCCCGAATTCGACCGCTACGGCAGGTGCATAGCCTTTGTTAAGCGTTACTCGCTAACGCTCTCTGAGTTAGTCGCTCAATACCCAGACTACGAACGACAAATCCTTGGCCCTGATGGATACAAGCAGGACCTCAATGGCATGATAGAGATGATTCGCTATTATGATAAGGACCAGTCGCTCCTCTATCTACCATCACGCACCAACTTCGTACTTTCGCAAGTACCGAACCCAATGGGCAAGATGATGGTTATTGTTGCCAAGCGACCAAGTGTCGATGGCGAACTTCGTGGACAGTTCGACGATGTGTTAGGCATTCAGTTGCTACGCAACCGATTTGCTCTGCTCGCTATGGAAGCAGCTGAGAAATCCGTTCAATCACCAATCGTCCTGCCTAACGATGTGCAAGAGCTTCAGTTGGGTGGAGATGCTGTCATTCGTACAGCAAATCCTCAAGGGGTACGGCGTGTGGAACTTTCGCTGCCACAAGGAGCATTCAACGAGTCACAACTCCTGAATGAAGAACTCCGTGTTGGAGCAAGATATCCCGAGTCACGTACAGGTAATGTCAACGCATCCGTTGTCACAGGCGAGGGCGTCAACGCTCTTCTAGGTGCATTTGATACCCAAGTGAAGTCTGCGCAGACAATCTTTGCTGCAGCGCTTCGTGATGTTCTCTCCCTCTGCTTTGAGGTTGACGAGAAGCTATTCGACGAACCAAAGACAATCCGTGGCGTGGACTCAGGTTCACCATACTCGGTTACCTACACACCATCCAAGGACATCAAGGGCGATTACTCAGCCGATGTTCGTTATGGCATGCTCGCTGGTTTGAACCCAGCACAAGGTTTGATTTTTATGCTTCAGGCTCTTGGCGGTAAGCTTATCTCCAAGGACCTAGCAATGCGTGAACTCCCATTCGGAGTGAACGTCACATTAGAGCAAGAGCGAATCGAGACGGAAGATTTGCGTACAGCTCTTATGGCTGGTATCAACCAGATGACACAAGCCATCCCGCAGATGATTACTCAGGGACAGGACCCGACGGACCTAGTTAAGAAGCTCGCTTCCGTGATTAAAGCACGGCAGAAGGGCGTCCAAATCGAAGATGCTATCGAAGAAATCTTCGCACCCGAGAATCCTCCTGCTGGGGCTGAACAACAGGTTGAGCAGCCGTCCGTCCCCTCTGCTCCCGGCGCTCCAGTAGGAGGCACTCCTCCCGAGGAGGCACCACCAGCGGCAGGCGCAGGACAGCAGCCACCACCAGATTTGCAGACATTGCTCGCAGGACTCAACGCTCAGGGACAACCAACGGGCGGCGTAAGTACCAAGCAAACACGACCAGTCGGACGATAATAAAGTAGGGGACAATGACAACGATTATCGGAGTAGAAAGCAAAGACGGCTCTCTGATTCTCGCAGATAGCCAAGTCACTGATGATAGTGGCAAGGTTTTTAGTCACCCTAGTATGACAAAGATTAATCAGTGTGGTGCGTTTCTTATCGCAGGCGCTGGTGAGATTTTGCCGTGTGACGTTATCCAGCATATCTGGGAAGCGCCACGAGTAATGGCGAAAGATAAGCAGGACTTGTACCACTTTATGGTGGTCAAAGTTATCCCTTCGATGCGTCGATGCTTGAAGGAAAACGGATATAACTTTGATGACCAAGGCAGCGAACGCTTCCAGTTCCTCGTCGCAGTAGGCGGAGAATTGTTTGAGCTAGACGAAGACCTTGGCATTACCAAATCCGATAGAGGGCATTATGCAATCGGCTCAGGCGCACCTTATGCGCTAGGAGCTATGGCAGTAGGTGCTACTCCAGAGCAAGCGATGGCAGTTGCCGCAGAGCTCACAGCATTTACAGCAGCACCATACATCAAGGAATTTCAATCTAAGTAGGAGGCAACAATGGCAAGTGGTGGATACCGTCCAAGCGCTCCTCAGAATAACTTCGCTATTTCAGCTACTGGCGGCAACGGAAACAAGGGTAACTCTCCTGTGACCCGTGCCATGACTCAGGCTCCTCGCTACATGCCCGGCCTGCCACAAGGTCAGGGCCGTGCTACTTTCGCAATGTCTCAGGCAGCACCATTGGCAGGGAATCCAACCCCTCCCCCAGCAATGCCTAACGCTCAGCAGCAAGGTGGAATCCAAGCGATTCCTTTGACTGCTCCTACACAGCGCCCTAACGAGCCTGTTAACGCTGGTCTTAACGGACAACCTTATGTCCCACAACAGACACAGGCACAGAATGCTGGCCTTACCAATGCCCTTAATCTTCTCGACCAGCTTGGCAATAACGCCTCTACTCAGGTAAAGGCTATCCGCAATGTTCTGCAGGCTCACTTGAGCAATGCTTCTGCCGTTGCACAGCCAGCACCACAGGCCGCTCCA